ATCTGGTTCTATCTCTACCCAGTTTTTGCCATTAGGTCTTTTAAAAGCAATTAAATTCCAATTATTACTTTTTCTAAATATATGATACTGGCTCATCGAATCACCTTTGACACTTTCAGACAACTAACATCATTTAAAATAAAAATCGTTAGGCTGTACTGCTCCATTTGTAAGTTTTACTATTGCAAGCATAAATTTCTTATCAGGTATCATACTATTTTTGTGTGTAAGTGGCAAACACCAACGCCTTACGACAGTTGCATGAGATGCTCCAGTCATCATAGCAAGTTGACCATAAGACCAATTCTTTTGTAATCTGTAATCGTTTAGTTTCATATCATGTATATATCTTGTTGACCATATACTAGATATATTATACATTTAACAGTATGAGTCAATGGAATAAAAATTACAACCATCATAGCAACCCTGCTGTAAGTGATGCCAAAACCTTTTTAGAGAAGTGTATATATAGAAAAAGAGTAGAGAAAGCATACAGTATTTTAAAGGGTGAAACAGATGGTGATAAAGAACTAGCCTTGGCTACCATAGATAAATACAAGATTGTAAATACAAAGATGCACGCAGGTACAACAGTACAAGAAGCTTGCGATAAACATTTACTTGAAGATGTATCTCTTGCTGATGCTTTGAAGTATGCAAAAGATAGATTGCGTGAATATGAAAGCCCTAGTTGGAGAGATAAGGATAAAGAAAAGTTTGAAATACAATATAAATTAGAAAGTCAATTTGCTGAGAAAGAAATTAAAGGCGAGATGCAATGGAGAAAGTCTGACAATGGAACACATACAGAATTAGAACTAGTATTCAATCATGCTATTGAAGGATTGCTTGATGCACAAAAACAACATGGATTAAATAGATTAGAAGGTGAAGTAGATTTATTTGGAGACTTACCAAAGTGCGAGCTGCCTTATAATGGCAAGCCTGATTATAGTCAATGTATAGAGTTAAAAACACAATGGACTAGCAACGTGCATGAAACTCCTAGATCAAATAGTTTACCATCTAGTATTAGAGCAGCACACATGACACAGATAGCAGGGTATTATCATCTTACAAATAAAATGCCAACGATTGTGTATGCAAACAGAGGCGGATATAAAACACTCTCACCTACCGAGGATGAGTTACGAGAATCTTTACAGCTAATTTTTGAGAGTTGTCAAAGAAGAGAGAGATTGCTAAAAGCAGCAGACAATATAGAAGATGTCTTACGCTTGTGCGATCCGCAATGGAATGGGTTGTTTGGCTGGAATGACATGAACCCAGAAGTTTTAATGAACGCTAAAAAAATATGGAGGGTAGAATGAAGCGTAGAATAAATCATGATCTTATTCGAGATCATATTAATGTTACAACTATACATCGCAAGCATAAGGGTGCTTACTATATAATTAAAATGCTTTGCTTGGCAGGTTTGTTGTTGTCATTAGGATATCTTATGGGTTGCGTATACCTTGATTGGGCGGGTATGTATGGCTAATATAGATCATAAAATAGTAATGGCTGAATGTGCTAAGTTGTTGAAAACGCATGGCGTGAAAATTAAAGGCAAAGGCTATACTATGGTTAAAGATAGGATAGAAACATTTAGGAGACATTACGGACTTGAACTTGGCATTAAAACCAATATACACACATACAATGATAAAGTTGTTGTTGTTGAAGCAAGTGTTATTGATGCAAATGGTAAATGTATTGGAGATGGCAAGTGTGAAGAATTTAGAAGCAGCAGTAAAATAAATCAAAGTTCTGCTCTGATGAATTGTGAAACAGGAGCGATAGGTCGAGCATTAGCTAACTGTGGATTATCAGGAACAGAGTTTGCAAGTGCTGAAGAAATGGTTGCTGCTTTGACAGAACAAGAAAGTAAAGTTGTTGCAAATCTAATTAAAGAAAAAGAAAGTAATGAAGATACTTTACAAGATGATCTTGATAAAATAAAAGACACCTTCCCTGACTCTGAGATAGTAGAAAAAGAACCTGTAACAAGGAATCACGATCCTATAGATGACTTTCATCCTAAGCATAACTGGTCTGCTTGGTTTGAGATACAGATGAAAACTATCGTAAACTTTAAATTCAAAGCAGAACTAAAAAAATACTTTGATAAAAATAAAGATTTGTTTGCAGAGTACAAAGCAGAAGACCCTAAGAAGCGTCAAATACTAATTGATTTACTTAACAAAAAAAATAAGGAGCTAGAACAATGAGACCTGAATTTGGAAATTCAAAGATAAAGATATATGAAGATATAACTACAGAACATAAGATAGAAGCAGCAGCATGGCTGAACATTACTGACGAGGATTTAAGAAAGAAACTAGTAGAGTATTTTTCTGATCCTAAGAATGCAAATATCAATGTTCAGTTATCGAGAAAAACTGGTGAGGGATATAACAAAGTTAAAGTCGCTGTGTTTAACTTGTTTGTGAATACACCTAAAGAGGAAAAGAAAGAGGATGAAGAGTTCGTCTGATAAAAAAATACTTATCTGGGCAACAGAAACAGAAATAAGCGTACTGGTTGGCAACAAGTTGCATCGTAAACCAGTTACTAAAGAGCAACTGTTACAGCTTGCCCAGATGTTTCTGGACAAAGCTATCAACAACCATTATAAAGATTTTAAATATACGAAAAATGATTTTACAGAGTAAGTGCAGCATCTAGTTTTGCTGCATCCTCTGCATTTCTTTTGCTATCATCTAGCCAATGACCATACACCTTTCTAGTCATCTCTATAGAGCCATGACCCATAAAGCTTGTTACTTTATGCAAGTCATCTCCGTAAGTTTGCAGTAAGATAGAAGCAAAGAAGTGCCTAAGGTCATGCCATCGAATCACTTCTACACCTGCTTGCTTACAAGCTTTCTTTAGTACATCTCTTAGCTTCTGTCCAAAGATACGCTTGCCATTGTTGTGAAATACTAGAGATTCTTTGTCTGGTACTCCTTGCGACAAACGATATACTTTTAAATCTTTTGCAAGTGATTCGCTAAGAGGTACTTGTCTCTGACCATTCTTAGTTTTTGTAAAACCAACTGTGTCAAACAACTGTACACATCGAGTTACAGATATAGTTTTGTTCTCAAAGTTTATATCCTTCCAACGTAACTCTCTTTGTTCGCCTTGTCGTAAACCTGTGTATGCTGCAAACTTTACAGCTAGTGTATATGCTGCATCCGTCTTAGATAAGATAGTTTGTATTCTATCCTTGCTAATCTTGATTGCTTTGTTCTCTACATCATAGCTTGTATGTTGTCTCTTAGGAAACTTGACCATACCCAAAGCAAAAGAATGTGTGTAGCCGCTGTCTAAAAAGAAACTAAAGATACTACGATAAGTATTATAGTAGCCTATCATAGTTTTGTACGACAAATCATAGGCCATAATCTGATCTATAATCTGTGCAGCAATCGTAGCCGGTGTTCTTGTTTCACTTACAAGCTTTGTTATATTCCAATCAGCTATCTTCTTGCCATTAACTTTAAGTGCAAGAAACTTGTTTGCTGCATTTATCTTGTAGTGTAATTCTTGTTTTAAAAATTCATACCTATCAAATCTTTTAGTTTGATACGCTAACCATTTATCGGTAGCTGTTCTACCTAGTATTGTTTTCATATCGACCTCCATCAATACTAGTAGTATATACCAATGACAGTATGAGTCAATCTATTGTTTCTTAGGTCTACCTCTTTTGCTTTTCTTGGGAATCACTTTATCTTTACACTCACATAGTTTACCCACTAATCTTTTTTTTATTCTACTAAATAGGTTTTTTATTTTGTTTATAATTAACATTTCCATCTTCTCCTTGCTTGTCTCAATCTAGAGTTAGGGTTCTTTGCTGCCTTCGGAAACTTCTTCATCTGTCCTGCACTTCTAGCACAATATGACTTTCTTCTTTTAGCTGCTGCACTACCTTTTTTTACTTTGCCAGTAACAGCAGTTTTTAGTTTAGATCCGGGGTTCTCTCTTCTGTATCTAGCTACACCTGCTTTGGTCATACCTGCACCAGACTTAGTAGATCGAAAATACTTTTTAGTTTTGGGTGGTTGCTTATCAGCCATTATACTCTCCTGTATTTAGCTGTCTTTTTAGCAATACGTTTAGGTTGCTTACTAACTTGCTTGCCTGCTTTCTTTGCTTTACGTTTTGCCCTAGTGGTTGCAGCATACTCTGCTGGGGTAAGGGCTTTGATTGCAGCGGATGGTAAATATCTTTCACCAGTAACAGATGACTTCTTACCTGATTTAGTACGCCACTTTTGCTTACCCCAAGCTTTAAGACTTCTCTGTGATTTTGCTAATGCCATTACTTATACCCTCCGCCTTTTTTTTTATAAAGACGTGCTAAAGCTTGAGCTTTACGAGCACTCCATTGTCCAGCTTTTGTTCCATAAGAATTACTAGCTTTGATTTGATTAAACAATCTTTTTCTCATAGTAGGTTTGGTATAATTACCAGCAGCATTAACTTTTGATTTAGACTTTTTTCTTACCGCCATTTTTCATTCCCTTTTTTCTTTTAAGTTTTGCAAAGTCTGCACCTGTAATTTTATTTCTAGGACTAGCAACTCTTGCTAACTTTTTTTGTTTAGAACTGTATTTGGTAAATGGCATTATTTCCCCACTTTCTTCATTGCAATTTTATGTGATTGAGTAAAAGTTTTACCACCTCGCATCAGCTTACGCATCTCTGTCATGTGTTTTGCAGTATGATGTTTGCTATGTTTTTTGAGTGTGGTTTTCTGTCTATCTGTAAGTTGTTTCTTCATTAATACATAGACCTTTTATTTTTACCTGCTTTCATTTTCATCTTTTTTGTTCCTGCTTTTTTCATAGCAGTTTTTTTATTTTTTTTCATTCCTGTTTTTTTCTTCATGTAACCCGGCATATTTATTCTCCTTTTGCATAAGATTGAAAAACATCAGCAACTCTTTTGGCTCTATTTGGAGTTTGCTGATTCCACTTTGAATTAAGACACTCTGCTGCTGCCATACCATACCTTCCATGCTCAATATGATCTAGTGTCTTTTTAAACTGTAACAGTTTAGGAACTCCTAACTGGTACGCCATGTTTGCTAATGCTATCTTAATTGATTCTGGTTGATCCTTGTACCAAGGTATTCTGTTGTATAATTCTACAAGCATTGTATCGACAGTTGTTCTTAACAACATCTCTGCCTGCACATCTGTCAAGCCACCTCCGGGAACTTCTGGATCTATAAGTAATCCATATCCGATTGTAAGCTTACCTTCACTACATTTGTAGGGAATATGTTTACCATCTTTTTTTTTCGTACCCTCTTCTATCTTAATAACTTCTAACAATTCTTTATTCATGATTGCTCCTTTATTTTTTACCAATGAACTTTGTCATAGACTTCAGTCCAAAACTAGCTCCTATACTTGCTAGTATACCCCAAGATAGCCAATCAGGGCAATCCTCTCTTAAAAATTTAAATCCATTCTCTATGTAAGGTTGAGCTGCTGGTATAAAACAAGCAACTATTAATAATATAAATGTAACTGTCCACAACTCATCTTTAATACTATCCTTACTAGCATCCATTGCAGCAGCTTCCCAGTCTCCATCTTGTTGAACTTTTTTTGTTGCAGCTTCTATCTTTGCAACTGCTAGTTTTTGTTTTGCTTTTGCTTTCTCTGCTCTGTTCTTTAAAAATGTTGTGGCAATATTTCCTATTGGCCCTAGTAATGCTTGTAACATTATTCCTCCTCTACAATTATAGTTGTGTCATCAATGTGTTTTTTATCTTGCTCTCTTTTATTTTCAGCTACCCCCGGCCCTTCATTAACGCACAAGAAATAATAGTGTGTTGCTAAATCTGGATGAAAGATTGTGCAGTCATGCGACCTTACACTTTTAATAGTTAATAAATAAGCAACAAATAAATAAAAAATATATATAGCTATAAGACCAAAGACACCTATAAAAGAGTATTCCATAAGCTTTCTTCTTTTTTCTTGCTGCTTATATATCATCTCTTGTCTTTCTTTTCGTATCTTTGCCTGCATCTGCAATAACTCTTGCCACGCATTAGGGCCATGAGTAAACCCAATATACTCCCTTAGCTCTTTTTCCATAGCAGCAGCTTTCTTCTTTGCAGCAAAAGCATTTAATGCTTCTTCCTCTACACTTGCTCCTACAAATATCTTTTTAAAGATAGGTGGATT